TAGAAACAAAACAGATACAGAATCAAGAGGATTACGCAGGCAACAATTAATGGATCGCCTTGCGGTATTAGATAAAGCAAAAAGTGAATTAGAATCAAAGGGTGGTGGGTTATTCAGTAACAATAAAAAGAAAATAGAAGAATTAAGGATAGCACAACAACCTGAAAGAGATTCTATCGCAAACTCACTATCGGCAATAACAGAAGAAGAAACTTCCGCAACAAAATCATATAATGATGCTCTTGCAAAAATTGATGATCAGATTTCAACTGAATACGATAAATTTGTGGAAAAAGTAAATGGTCTTCGTGATACAACAAATGATTTGGATAATGTTACCATTATAGAAGATAAGTACGACAAAATAAAAGAAAACCAAGCAGAAATATTAAAAGAAAAAGAAGGAATTCGTTCAACTGATATTGGTAGTTTTCGTTTTATAGCAGAATCATTTGGAATGCCAGTAGACCAAGTTGTAAAATGGTTTATTATTGTAATTGTTTTGGTATTTGATCCCGTTGCAGTTGCACTTGTGTTAGCATACAACATTATGGTAGGTGGAAGAATGACACTTGGAGAAGAGTTACCGAAAAAAAAAATTGGATAGATAATTTACCATTTGCTGATAAACTCCAAGAAGAAGGTGATTTTATAGAAGATGTAATTGAAGATACCCCAACACCAACACCGACTGAAACACCTACCCCAACTCCAAGTCCAACACCAACACCGACTGAAACACCTACCCCAACTCCAAGTCCGTCACCTATACCAACTCCAACTCCAACCGAAACACCAACCCCAACTCCGTCACCGACTCCAACTCCAACTCCGTCACCTATACCAACTCCAACTCCAACCGAAACACCAACCCCAACTCCGTCACCGACTCCAACTCCAACTCCGTCACCTACACCGACTCCAACTCCAACTGAAACACCAACTCCAACTCCGTCACCTACACCGACTCCAACTCCAACTGAAACACCAACTCCAACTCCGTCACCCACACCGACTCCAAGTCAACAATTGGTTCGCAGACCAGCAAACTCGGTTGTTCGTAATGATGATAATGTGATTTCAACACCAATGTACGACACAGAAGAACAAAACAACAAAGGACCTTATTATGTACCTTGGAAGAAGACATCAATGGAAGCACATGATAAGTATTTTGCAAAAAAAATATATAAAAACAAAAAATATCTACCTGATAGTACTCTCGGAAATGTACCAACGGACGAAGATAGTTAATTTTAGTTTGGGGTTATATTTATTAAACACTTGACTTTTCCTACTATTCTGCATTAAACTTAGGTATGTATATAAATATTTATTTAATAATTTCGGTGGCAATAGTGTTCACTATATCGTTATATACAATATTCAATCTATATAGAAAAAATTCTATATATGAAACTTGGATTTTTGAAACAAACGATTCCATGAAAGACATACTTGATAAATGGCAGGCAATAGATTCTAAACAAATGTTTGAAAAAGACGATGAAGTTGGGGTGGTTTATGAAGACATAAACGAACTTATTAAAGAAATAGAAACAAGGACAACCTATAATGGCCAATGAGAAAACAGAAAATACCACAAAAAAAGTAGTAAAACGAAGAAGACGAAAAAAAGGCAAAGGCAAGCAATACTTTACACAGGAAACCGAAAACGCAATTGTAGAATATAACGACTCAGATGATGTAAAGATAAGAAATGACATCTATAACGATAGAATACGGTATGCATTTGAAAAACTAGCCGAAAATATTTTAAATACATTTAAGTTCTCTTATTTTCAATGTAGTCACGAAGAGGTACAACAAGAAGTCGTAAGCAACCTTGTGAGTAATATACACAAATACAAACAAGGAAACGGAAAGGCCTTCTCCTATTTTAGTATAATTGCAAAAAACTTTTTGATTCTATACAATAACGGAAATTACAAAAAATTTAAAAGACACATGAGTGTTGATGACGATGAGATTGTGTATGAACGGAAAGAACTAACAGTAAATCCTCGCAATGAAACAAAAAGGAAAGAGGTAAACGAGTTCATTGGACTCATGATAAATTATTATGATGCAAATCTTGAAAAAATGTTCAAGAAGCCACAGGAATTAAAAATTGCGGCTGCGGTGGTGGAAATATTTAGAAGGTGTGACTCAATTGAAAACTTTAATAAAAAAGCCATATATTTGTATATACGGGAGATGACTGATTGCAAAACTCAAAATATTACAAAAGTTGTAAACAAAATGAGAGACGTGCAGACAAACATTACTAAGTCGTATATAGAAAATGGGTATATTGACACTAACTAATTATACAAAAAATATATACATCTATATTTATATTTATTATGGATTCAGATGTAGAAATTTTTAAAGGAAAAACATTTTCATCTCTTGTCAAAGACATTTATTTTAACTCTAGTCATAAAAAAGAGCAAATAAATCAATTGATAAAAGATTTACGTGAAATGGTAAAAGACATTGGGTCGGCCACGGTTATAGCACCCATGATAAAAGATTATATTGATGTGGGGATAAAGAACGACGATCAGTTAGTCAAGTTGTCTGCGGTGTTGCAACGATTTATAGCAGGTACATCAGCTGGAGATGTAGATGGTGGTTCTGGTGGAATGTTGTCGGACGACGAAAAGGAACAACTATTGAGTAGTGTTAAAAAAGAAATTGATGAACTTGAAAAAAATAATAATTTAGTAGAAAACAAAATAAATAATGCAGAGCAACTAAAGCAAAACATAGTTGAGTCTTAAAATGGCATATAGTAAGTATAAGAAAAAGTCTGTAACGAAGGAGTTGAATACCAATCATTTGGCAACTCACAGATATCTACACAGCACAACACCGGACAATGTTCAGTTTTATGAACTAGAGTCGGCGGTGGTACTAGATGTTATACGAAATGAAGAACATCCAATATTTTCTGATTCCGAATTAAAACCAGTAATCTCTCAGGATGAATGGCCAGAGGGTTGGAACAAACAAGATCAAATTGATTATTCGTGGATTGGACGAATTAAAGTTAGAATGATTCATAGTCAGAACAAAGCACCCATTAACGAGTTATCTTGGGTTTTGCCTATGGACGGAACTATTAAAGAATATCCACTTGTAAACGAAATAGTAATAGTAGCAAAGTATGTAAACAATTTATATTATACAAGAAGATTAAATTCACGAAATTTTTTAAACAATTCCGCAGACTTTAGAACAGAACCAAGGTTTGGTGCAAATAACCGACTAACTGCACAGAATTGCCCAAATCTAAAAGGAGCATTGAATTCTTCAAATATCAGCAAGGCATCAAATAAATACGGACAATTTCTCGGAAAGTATTTTAAAGCAAATAATATAGTTCGTCCTTTGAAAAACTACGAAGGTGACACTATAATTGAAAGTAGATTTGGTTCAAGCATACGATTTGGTTGTTATGAAGATAATCCTGAAATAGATACAGGAACCTCCGAGGGGAATGGAGACGCATATAACAATAATCTTGGCAATCCAATGATATTAATAAGGAATCGTCAAAAACCCAGAGCAGGTGAAGAGGATACATATTCGCATACAATATTAGAGGATATAAATCACGATGGTTCTTCCATACACATTACTAGTGGAAAAACAAAAAGCAAATTTGCACCGACACTTGTTGGACCAGAGGGAGACAGTGGGGGTGAAGAAGAAGATACACCTGAAAAGTTTGGTGGGTTATCTAATTTGGCAAATTCATCAATAGGTACTGGAATTGATCCATCAAACTCACTCACACAGACGTCACCCACAACTGGAGTGGTCGGTCAGGGTGGCTTGAATATGGCAGAGACAGCGGGCAACGCATCCGTTGATCAACAATTATCGGGTCCTATGAAAGCCGCACAACTAGGTGGTGCAACCGGTGGCACAGGAGCAACAGGTCCTGGAGCAGCCGCACAGAAGGCATCACAAGGAGATTGGTCGGGTTCTATTGGAGCAAGTATGGGGACTGCAATTGGAACAGAGAACGGACAAAAAGTAGGAAACCGACTTGGTAATATGGGAATTGAAGATGCATCAAAGTTGGTAAATGTAAAAGGTGTTTCGTCTGGAACCGGATCATCTACATTGGTTGGTGGAAGTGTCGGTGCTTCCGGTGCTATCGGGTCTGGTGGTGTTTCACACCCAATAGGCACGAATAAAGGAAAAAGTAATTTCATAAAAGGTGTTGGTCTTGGTAACTTTTCACTCAATTCAACATATGAACAAGGAATACTTGGAGCAGTAAAAACTGCAAATAAAGTCGGAAAGTCAACATTACTTAAAAAAACGAAAGCAGGAAGGGCATTGTCAGCTGCTTCGTCTCTTGGGATTGGAATACCTGGTGCCAACGATCTTGGAATTAACTCGGGTGATAGTGCAATGTTTAAAATATTTAAACTTGCTTCGTTTGGTGTTAAGTCAATATGTGCTGGTTTAAAAAATAAAAAAGGATATGGTTCTGATACCGAAGAGTCTTTGGGGTGGTTGTTATCGTTTGGAATAAATCTAGAACTACTTGCAATTTTAATGGCAATATTTGATCGTCTTAGAAATCTTAAATTTAATTTTGGTGCAATGTTTTCATTTGATCTTAATAGTCTTAAATTCGATTTGTGTGATTGGGTAAATCAAGTTGAGTTTGGAAATTCACTGACAGATACACTTAAAGGTGAGGCGGGTAAATTTCTTGGTGGGGCAACCTCGGGTGCAGGATTGATGGGTGGAGTTGGTGGTGGACTTTTAGGTGGCCTAACCGGAGATGCTTCCAATAAAGATAAGACGGCTGCACTCGGAAAAGATTTACAGGCAAAAGGAACACTCGGTGCTTTTACAAAAAGAGATCCAGACTTTGCTCAACAATTTCAACTTATTACCGATGAAGAAAAGGCACAACTTAAAGCATCCGGTGCAAGTTTTGGTTCGATGGGGTTGTCGCTAAAAAAAGGAAACAACCAAGTGGCCACTATGGGGTTTGATCCAATTACAGGTCTTTTTAGAAATAAACAAGCAGGTCCTGGAAGTATAATGAGTGCAAGTGTAGACCCAAGTGCGGCCAGTTCTTCAAAAATAGCAAGTAATCTCGGTGCAATAAGTTATATGTCTGGAACCGGTGGAATTCAATATGGAGCATCTGTTGATGAGATTAACACACGAAATGCTACAAAAGAAATTAAAGACCCACTTGGTGAGAAAAATCAACAAACGACCCAATCTCAACAACCCACCCCACAGACAACAACACCAAATAACCAAACACCACAATCAACATCAATCGGTCAGAGTTCACAACCCACTACACCCCAAAGTCCTCAACAAGCAGGTGGTGGTCAAAGTACACAATCCACGGGTGGGACTTCCCCAACAACCAACTCTCAGCAAAATAATCAACTCGCATCTGACCCAAATACCCAATCATCACCCAACGCACCAACCACAACATCACCATCTGCAAGTAACGGAGTGACAGCTGCTTCACAAAATCCAGATTCGGTAACATCATTTCATACGGGTGAAGAAATAACAAAAGCAGATTTAGCAGGAACTCCACTGCAAAATGCAGATTTAAATGCAGTATCTTTACTACACCCCAACGACCTTGCGGTATTAAAGGATACAAAGGCAGTTAATGATTCACTAAAACAAGCACAAGAAGCAAAGGATCAAACATTTAATTCAGAAATGGAAAAATCTGAAAAACAAGCAAAGGACGAAGGTGGTGGAAATTTAATTTTTGGTCAACCAATTAGTGAACTTACTGGCAACCAAATTATATTGAATTCCGAAAGAATATTATTGTCATCAAAAAGTGCGGAAATGGTTCAATATGCAAAGGGAAAATATGCAGTTGCAACTGATGGAGAATTAACAATGAATGCAGTTCAAAGAATCGTAACGGTTACTGCTGTACACACTTCTGTTGTATCACCAACTATTCACTTGGGAGAATATTATACATTTAATCACCCAGTTTTAAAAGGTGATGTTACTACTGCATGGCTGAGTTCGTTGTGTGGTTGGTTAAGTTCTCACACTCACCACGACCCATATATTTCAACAAGTAGTCCTGCCCAACAAGGACAATTATCTGGATTAAGAGCAAGATTGCCAACATTATTAAGTACACGTGTATTTATAGCTGGATAAAATATATATTGATATATTTATTTATAATTATTATGAAGAAGATAGAACTAAAAAACCTAATAAAAGAAGCAGTTCGTGAAGAACTAAGAAGTTACTTGCCAAAACTAATAAGTGAACTTGGAACAAAAAAAACTAGCGAAAAACCTACTGATATTGTAGAAGAAACAAAAAAGTCATTATTAAAGGTAAGAAACACAGAAACCAAACCTCTTAAGAGTTTTTCTAAAAATCCTGCAATCAATCAAATACTAAATGAAACAGTCGGAGGTGTACCACAGGAAGGTTCTATGGTATCAAATGGCCAGGCATCGTTTTCTGATACCAATGGTAACCAAGTAGATGTAGATGCATTACCTGACCATTTATCTTCCGCATTAACAAGAAATTATTCGGATGTAATGAAACTTGTTGATAAAAAACGAGGAAAGATTACATGAGTGAGGTTGGACTCGGAATAAAAATCCCATATACACGGGATGATCAGTTTGGTTATTTTGCACAGGTCGAGACGGACCTTGAAAAGGCCAAAACCAATCTAAAAATGTTATTAATGACATCAAAGGGAGAACGACCAATGATGCCTACATACGGAAGTGACTTGAAAAAGATTTTGTTTTCACAAAATACGGAAGGTGCGGTTGATCTTGAGTTTGAAGACGCCGTTATATCAGCAACAAGTACGTGGATGCCTTCCGTTATCATAACAAATGTAGGTATTGACCGAGACCCAATTAATAATCCATATCAAGCAACAATAATAATACAATTTGAACTATCAAACATTCCAGACTCGGAACAAACACTTGACCTACAACTTGAGATTTAATTATGGCAACTGACATGGACATTTTTGGCAATACAAAGGGTAAAGATATAAATTACCTTAGTAGAGATTTTAATTCATTTAAGACAAATTTGGTTCAGTATATAAAATCATACTATCCAGGTTCATATTCAGATTTTAGTGAAAACTCCACGGGTATGATGTTCGTAGAACTCACGGCTTATGTGGGGGATGTTCTTTCTTATTATATAGACTATCAATTTAAAGAGGGGTTTCTTCAATTTGCATCTGAACGAAAAAATATAATGACACTTGCAAATTATTTGGGGTACAGACCCAAACCGGCAGTACCTGCGTCAACTAACGTAGATATTATGCATATTGTACCCGCACGACTAGATAACAAGGGAAAAAATATTCCAGATATGAGGTATGCTTTAAATATCGAACCTGGCCTGGAAGTGCGTTCAAATGATAACGCAGATGTTGTTTTTAGAACTACACAGGCCACATCCTTTGCAGAAAATAGTCCTGACTCACCATTGACAATTAAAGTCTTTGAAAGAGATACATCGGGACAACCAGTTTACTATTTGCTGAAAAAAATAGCACACGCATCAAGTGGAACACTCATACGAAAGAAAATTCAAGTAGGAGAGGCCTCACCCTTTTATGAGATTGAACTTGGAGAAGAAAATGTACTTGAAATTTTATCAGTAACGGATTCGGACGGAAATGCATATTACCAAGTCCCTTATTTAGCACAAAGTACTGTGTTAATTGAAGAACCTAATAATGAAAGAAATAGTCCACTTTATTCTAGATACGCAACCAGTGTACCTTATATACTAAAATATATTAAAACATCTCGTAGATATGTGGTACATACAAATACCGACAATTCAACTACATTAGAATTCGGAAAAGGTGACGATAAAATTGATGATGAAATTATAATTCCGAGAATGAGTAATGTAGGGCGTACTATGAATGAAAACAGATCGGTAATGGACATGGGATATGATCCAAGTAATTTCTTAAAAACGGATTCTTACGGAGAAGCACCTGCAAATACAGAACTTACGATTGACTACTATATCGGTGGGGGGGCAACTTCCAATGTTGCAAGTAATACACTAAACACAATAAGTCTTGTAAAATACACAGAAACAAGTGAATACTTAAATCAAAGTGAACGTTCGGTTTTGGAGGGAATAAAGAATAGTCTTAAAGTAAACAATCCAGAACCCGCCCGTGGTGGTAAGGGAAGTGAGAGTGATGAAGAAATACGACTCAAAGGTTTGTCATCATTTCCTGCACAATTAAGAGCAGTAACACGTGATGATTATGTTGTAAGGGCATATTCCATGCCATCTAAATTTGGAAGTGTGGCAAAGGCCTTTGTGACAAAAGACGGAATATTGGATACAAACTCACAACTTGATGTTATAAAAAATAATGAAACAGAAAACGACGTAACACCTGAGTCAATAAATAGAGTTTATGGGGAAATCAACAATCCATTTGCAATAAATATGTATATATTAAGTTACGATGCAGATAAAAAATTAACAGAACCAAATGATTTAGTATTTAAAAACCTAACAAATTATATATCACAATACAGAATGTTGACAGATGGAATAAACATTACAAACGCATTTGTAATTAACATTGGTATATATTTTGAGATTTCTGTTTTGCATAATTTTAACCAAAAAGAGGTATTAGATA